TCGCAGTTCATCTTTCTTCGTATCAACATAGACATGAAATCCACGTTGACCCTGTTTGGCTTTCTCAATATCTGCCAAAACATCCTCCTTAAGTTTGATGCACTGGGGGCTAGAGAAATCATATTTCTCCTCCTTACCAAAATACCACTCCTTTCCTCTGAACCCTTGTACAGGGTTACAGACATAAGGAAAACCCGCAGATGTACCTCGAGGGATAGCGTTGCAAAAATCGACGCCCTCAATACCCTCACAAGCCTCTTCAAAGGAAAAGACTCTGGGTTTGAAGTGTGACTTACTTTCTCTCGCCCACCATGAGGAAACATAATCACCAGCAATATCTATCAATTGATATTCTGGGACAACAGTCGGTTCACCATACTGCTCAATTGCCTTAATTAATGGATCTAGAACAGTACCATCTGGCAATTCTCTCCTCTTCAACAAGGCTGGAGCCTTTTCCGTAGGGCCCCAAAGATTGTACAGTTTAGATCTGCAAATCTTGGTCTCCACCGGTTGATTAACTGGCTTCGGTAATTGAAAATAAGGAACAAAATTACCATTAAACGGCATTTCCATACACTGGGGTCTTAGATCTAAGACCTCAGGCGGTGGAGGATATTGCTCCCCGAAAAGCTCACAAGCTTTAGCCAGTCTTTCCATAGTGACAATGGTAGCTACACCATGCCCTTGGGAATTACCAGCAACATGAACACCTATAAACTTTCCTGGTCCAACACTTCTATTCTGCAATGCGACAATCATTCCACAATCGCCCACAGTAGTATGAGCCACATAATAAAGGCAATCCTGAACTGAGTATGACATGTCTTCATCAAATGTCACAGTCTGAGGCCCAGTCATCTGAGCTTCTGTGCATTTTGAAACTTGAATAGTTCTGGATCCAAATCTCCTCGAGCCAATCAACTGCACATACATGTCAATTGGCTTATTCAGAGTCTTCTCAGGCACAAAATACCTAATAATATCTGGGTGCATGTGTAAATGAGGCAGTTCAACAAAAACAAGATCGTTTTTCTTTGCCCAATCATTTTGTTTCCCTTCCAGGAAATAGTTAATTGGACATGGAATCACCTTATTCACAAATTTGTTGTGCAAGTAAGCTGTAGAATTATGATTTAAATCTCCATCCTCAATCAAAGCTCGCATCATTGTAACAAAGTGGCCTGGCATCATACCAACACGACCCTTTAACATAGTTACGAAACCAAAACGACCAGGATGATCGTGCAAGGTCAACTCATACTGATTCTTTTCAATCAGTTTATCAACCAAAGCAGGTAAGTTAGGATCAACTCCACCTTAAGGCTTAATAACAATAGTTTTAACGGTCTTTTTACCTTTCCCATCTTTTCTCATGGGATAAGGACCACCTTCTGGACCAACTCCTATGGACGAATAGTCAAAAACCTGCTCAACTTCCTCAGCCAATTCGCTGGTTTCATCAATGTCTCCACTAAGCAATTTCTTGCCTATAGTAAAAACACCAAAGACTCCAATAATTGCGCCAGCGAAAGCAAGCAAATTCTCCCAAGTAGCAATCCATGCAAACTTTTCTCGAAGGGTTTGAGCCAAAGAAACGACATTATTACAATATTTATCAGCTACACGCTTAGCTCTACCAAAACGCTCGTAAATATCCTCACAATCCAAAGAGCTGTGCATCCGATGAAATTCTCTCCGGGTCCTAAAAGGCTCGGATCGAATCACCATTCTACAGAACTCCCTAAACACATAAGGATCTCCTTCAATAAATTTATCGAGAGCATCTGGATTAACTTCATACATGCATCTAACACCAAGTGCTAAGTCATCTGGAAAATGAGCATCTAACAATGATTTAATTACCAACCACTGTGAATGGTTTGAAATTTTAGAGAGAAACTTAATTGATTTCTCATCTTGAACCATCATCGTTTTGTTCATCCGTTCCAAAATCTTCTCAGCACTTGCTGTAACAATGTCGTCATCTTCAACATTTTCAACAAGATCAAAATTTTCTTCAAACTCAGCGAGTTCTTTCATCTTCAAGGAACCACCGAGACCAGACTGAGCTATCAAACCGCTAGGACGACCAATAGTGTCCAAATGAGACAGGAAATAATCCATACGTCTCTCACGGTCATGATACTTCTCAGAAACCAGATCTTCTAAAGATCTCAAATCTAGTTTCTTACTTCCAGCAATCACACATCCAGAATCAGGCATCCTCTGAGCTTGATAAAACTCATAAATGTCCTCTTTAAACTCACCCGTACTCAAATCAGGGTGGCTTTTATCGATAACACGATCAAATGGTGAAGCATCAGGATTTATGGAATACTCTGCTTTGGGGCATACATCAATAATATAATCAAATCGACGCATGACCGCAGCAGGCTCCCAAATAGATTGTGGTTGAAAATCCCCTCTCTGATTCGTAGTGGCAATGATTAACTTGCCTTTAAAGAGAGTATTCCCTTTGGAATTGAGATCAGCCATGTGGCAAATGAAAGGGTGGATATTAGCAGCTCGAATGAATTCGAGATACTCATTATCAGGCATACCAGCAGCATCACGCATCTGCGCAAAATCATCAAAAATAACTGCTGGCTGACCTCTATAACCATCCCAATACTTATGCTCCGCCTGTCTATTGTAGACATAGGACATAAAATCATCAAGAAAATTCTGCCTTTCTTCGATAGGCAAAGTTCTTGATAAAACCTTCTTTATCAAAGGGTATAGGATGTAAGTCTTACCCGTACCAGGCAGTCCTCTAAAAAGAACACACACTGGTTCCATTCTTGGTCCACTCCCAGCCAAGTTAGCTCTTTCAAAAGGCTCAACCAGCTTTCTCAAGGTGACCATATACACAGACATTGCAGAACGCATCTGCACACTATCTATGCCTTTCAACCTCTGAGAAGCCAATTGATGGCCTTCATCCATAAGCGCCATCACACGGCTAGCATTAGCTGCGGTAACCCGAAGATTTCCTTTGTGATTTTCTTCAACCACAATATCGACCTTCCTGCACCACTTTCTCAACTCCGGAATATCTTTCTCCAAAATCTCAATGGGGTTCCAACCCAGGACCTCAGTTCGAAAGTAATTAATCAGTCGCTGAATAAGCTCACAAGCGAAATTCAATGCGCCTGCAAGTCCATCACGCTTCCTATCAAAGTCTCCAATGACGGAGGCAATTGCGACTGGACCAAACCTATGATTCGCAGCCACAGAAGCCTTGAAACACATACATCCTAACCAAAGTCCAGCAATCTGGCCCATTAAAGAAGGGGCCAAACCCTGTGGGGTCAAACTTTCATCATCACCCATTTTAGAAACGAGTCCACTAAACTTCTTCATAAACCATTCCTTTTGCTCAAGAGCCAAATATGAAGCGTAAATAGCTCCACAAGAGGCAAAAGCGATCTTCCACTTCTTATCACCCTCTTTGATAGCCATGTAACCACAAGCTGTGGTCGACAACAAGAGAGGAATATGAAGCATGGAGCTATCAAAACCATGTTTGACAGTGACGCCTTGTTGCGTCATCGCTTCAACACGTTTGATAGCCTCAGGCAGGTTAATACTTAAATCGTCAACCTGCTTAGAAATACGAGAAACGACTTCCAAAGTTTCGTGATCAGCCGTAACATTCAGTCCAGGCCAAAGGCCCTGCGGCCTCATTGAGCTAGACTCAATACCGGACTGTGGACGAAAATTCCTAATGCACTTATTCTGTTTCTGATCTCTCCTTCTACTAATTTCTTTATCACGATTCTTATCTCTACTTTTAAGAACCATGTCAACTTCAGTAGCTGTCATTGAGCCAGAAACCTGAACGAGACCCCTACGAATGGGGGAAATTGCTAAAGGTGCAGGTTTACGATTTCCACGTGGCGGTGTTTTATTGTTACTCTCGGTCGCGCTGCATAACTTGGGCCGAGGGGGACTAAACTCCCGCCTGCTTCTATCGATCCCACTCTGAGCGAACAAACGCTCAATGGGACTATTAGACATGATAACTGCAAATGAGGTTTGATGAAAGACCAAAAATCCTTCATCAAGTTGCATGATCGCATCTTCAATACCACATCTATCAACACGAGATTCTAAAGTGGATCTCGCATTCCAGGTAAATTGATACCTATTAACCTCCGTACTCAATAACTCACAACGATCATCAGCAAGAACCTTATAAATGGCTCTGCCTACGAAGCAAGAATTGTCCGGAAAGAACGTGATAATCTTCACGTTCAAGTATGGTCCCGTATGACCAGGGCCTATTTCCATAACATTATGGAAATAAGAAACTACGTCTCGTGATTCAGTCTCGATATACAAATTATCCAAGAATTCCTTCAAATAACGAACACTTGGGGCATCGTACAACAAAGTAAACCACTCAGCAGTTTCACCCAATAGGTAACGACCAATCGGCGGAAAAGAATCGTCAAGTCTTTTAAGAATCTGAATATGTCGATGACGATAAGCGCCATAAACAGCTTCAAAAACATCCGTCTCTTTCATATCACTATCAAAGAGAACACT